ATTTCTTTACGTCCATCCTGAAACGCCTTCATAGGAGATGAGAGATAAAGCACATCTCCTGCAAGATCATAATCGAGATGCATAACTTTGTAGGAGGCAGTAGCATCAGTACTTCCAGTGTACACACTTTCAAGTGTAGCACTCGTCTGTCCCGCGCTATGAGCAGATATAACAAACACATCCGCGTGATCGTCTATCTTAATATGACGACCCGCAACAGAGGGGGTAGGACCAGAGCTGAATGTAATAGAAGTGCTGTTATTAGTAACGCTCACTGTTCCTGTGTCAATAACAGGGTCAAGAGTAAGCACTCCTTGATCATCCTTCCTAATCCACCACCACGTTTCGTGTACGTCGGGATCAAGAGAACCTCCACCCTTCCAGATACCCTGATACGCTCGGTTTAGGTAACGAATAGCTGCGTCGTTAAAGTCGGACGTGCCATCAGTCTTCTCACCTGCTCTATCCAGAATATCGTCGAGTAGATCGGCTGATGTAGTGTAGTTAGCCATATCTTATATTATCCCTTTACCAACCATTCATTAAGAATACATAAAGCATTCCAACTGATACAGAACCCCAGAGCCATTCACCTATAGTGCCACCACCATTGATACCTAGCAGGGATGTGACCCACTGGGGTGATTGACGCGCTCCGTCATTAGGTTGTATAAGCCATCCCACGGCATAGGACAATGCCTTGCCAACACCAACTACCCAATACCAAGTAGGATAGCCTATAAATGCTAGGGCGATACTTACAGGAACAGTAAGAGTAAGTCCAGTGAGGGCCATACCCACGAAATCCCGCACATAATTAGGACCGTCGGTTTCACTTAGGCCTGGAATAACATTTAGGACTGGGGCAAAGAACTCGTTATCTTTACCGGGACTTAGGGCTAAGTCCATATAGGAACCATGACCCATCACGATACCCCACCACGGCAACACTACGCCGATTAGAACCGCCGGTAAAATAGCAACCCCAGCAAGCCACAAAGCGAGGACGTAGCAAGCAGCCATCATCAGGCGTTTCACCACCTTGGGAAGTTTAAGCCAGCCAGGCCAACCACCCTTCATCCTGCCAACGACACCACCTAAGATAAATAATCCAACCGCAGTCATTTACTCACCCCTAAGCTCTGCTAATTGCTAAACATCTGAGAAGCAACAACGTTGCCGGTATCAGTTATAACCCTGCTAATTAACTCATCTCTAGTAATCTTTTTTGTTGCTGATGCATCTATATCAACAACGGGGAAAAGATCGCCAGATGCTGTATTTACGCCTGTTATTGATGTTAAGTCTGATATTTTAGAAGAAGCCATCACTCACTCCATTAGTAAGGCATCGCCATTCTCACGAAGTAGAACATCTCCACTTTCCATGAGCAAATAGTCAGGTAGGTAGCCGGAACGTATGCTTCTTATACGCCTAGCTTTAGCTCTCTTCTTAGCCCATCGCAGAAGGTACGACACTTACCTAGCCACTATAGATACATACGGTGTTGCACCACCAGTTACGGTACTCGCCCTAGGTCTTACATATATAGGAGTTGTTCTGCATGTAAACAGCTTCCCCGTAACAGCACTATTTGTGTTCATCGCACCTGATGTTACACTCTCAAGAACATGGTATGGACCCGTCGCCAGTAAAGCACCCTCAACGAGGACGTTAGTACTACCTCCTGTAGGCCCAAACACCTCTACCGTCAACTCAACATAGTTGGAAAGAACAGCAGGGTTGCCAAAACCAGTAGCTGTGGCGGCGAGAGCAGTAGTGGCCGACCAATCCCATACCTGTCGATATACTCCTCTACTTACATACTTACCATCAGAAATAACAATCGCAGTAGCCATTTAATTCTCCTATGACGGTCGTTTATACCCTGGAGCTGCTTCTTCTACCTCGCCCCTGCTAACATACCTCCCCATTTTTTCCTTAAGTGTATTAAGATCAGGAAGTCCTTTCTTGGTCCAATGAGAGTCCTCACCAGCCTTCAACTCATAAACTTCGTCAACCAGTGTACGGATTGGCTCATCTTCGATCCTCACCTGTGGAGGTTCCTCCTTAGGTTCCGGTTTATCTTCAGCTCCCTCCTCAGGAAGCACAAGACCTACGTTCTTCCTACCTTCCTCATTCATTTTCCGCGCCTCATTCCAGACCCAACTAGGCACATCAGCGATGGCGATAGGATCACCTCCATCAGTATAAAACCGACCATTCTGACAGTTAACTGGAAAATTACCCTCAGAGATCCAGCGAACATAAGGATTCTTGCCTGTCAGAATCATTCTCTGAGATAACTTATCTTTCCGCATCTTGTGAACTTGGTCTATTGAAAGGCCCATTACTTTGACTCCTTCTGTCTACGCTTTCGCTGTTTCTCTTTCTCAACGTCCTCCGCTACTTCTTCCTTTCTATGATACCCATAGAGAGTACGCCTAATAGTGCCGTCAGGTTGAGGTTTCACCGTGTTTGCGTAAAGCAGAGTGGTGTCCCCCGGCAAACGGTGGCACATACCTAAACTCTTGAACATGCCGAGCAAATAGGCAACAGCCTGTCCACCCTTCTCGGAAAAGTTGCCGTTTGGATACACAAAATCTCCTCCGTAAACGGTAAGTTCCTTCACTCCAGTATGTATAGCATATGCAACCATGTAAGCTATCGTGTTCTGTGTAAAGATGTCATCCTCGATGGTCTCCATGACTTCGTGCAGAGGATAGGGAATGGACATAGGATAGTCGGGATAAGGAGTGCTTGTGATAATAGGTCTATCATGGTTCTTGAGAAAGTTAGCATACGATTTATTCCTCTTTTCCAACCACTTAAGGTCATCCATACAAAAAACTTTGTCATGCACAAATCCTCTTAGTCCTCGATTAACAGTCCAAACTTCGTCGAATGGACTATTCATACCACCGTTACTCATTTGCTCCATAATGAAGCTTTTCGCACTCGCCCCGAGAGCCACGATCGCGACTCGGTCGGGACGGGTCAGGAGAGGGTCTATGAAAAGACCCTCATCCTTATCCGCTCGATTCTTCTTCATGTTATTTTCCTTATTGATAGAAAGTTATTACCAACCAACAGCCTCTACATACATAACTGAGCTTCCAGCTGATGAAAAAGCTGAGGGCTTCCAGGTTGTAGGAAGTTCACCCTGCATAACTGGGGCGGCATTATTAGTACTAGTAGCACCTGTCTCCCAATAGCCATGTATACTATGTTCAGTAGCTACATAGTTCCAACGGATAGAACCAGCTGCGCCAGTAGCACCCGAAGGAGGGTAAAGCCCTTGAGTAATAATAACATAGTCAACGTTCCTGACCATGCCTAGTGAAGTAGGGAGAGGCCATCCTCCTGAGGAGGGATAAAACCTAGCTCCTGTATTAGAAACCAGCTTGCACCGATTTCGTTTCTTCTTGCCCCAGATTGCACGATCTTCGATCGTTACAGTCCAGCAAGTTGCAGTAAGTGCTGCCATTTACTTTCTCCTTTACCCTCTTATTAGCCCTCCCCCTTTCGGGATACCAGGGGTTACTAACGCTAAGAGAGTTGGGTTGACATTACGTAGCGGCCTGCATAGTCGTTACGTTTCCTGGCTCTTCCCAACGAGGCTCTACATAAAGCATAGCTTTCGCATAGACACCAGCAGTAGCAGCTGTAGTTGCGTGAACTTCACACTGCATACCTGGCTTCAGCTCAATGTAATAAGTCGGTCTGTGATAGATCGAAGTATGCCCATGAGCACCACTAGGAAGAGAAATGGTGAACAGATGCGTAGGAGTACCAGGGGTACTGATGTCTCCTTCGAACCGAACACCTACCGGAGCGCCGCCGAAAGCACCAGTTGCCTGAGCACCAACACGAACCAAACCGGCTCCACGAATGACGTGGGGAACAAAACCTGGCCCCCAAACACCCGCTACTGTAGTCACGGCGAGATCAAGACCATTCATTACTGCTGTAGCACCGGCAGCAGTTGCTCCCTGTGCCGGAACTATCTCGACCTCATATTTACTATGTGTATAAGCCACCTATAGTCTCCTATAAATACATCCATCAAGGATGCCTCTTACGAGGAAGTTACGTGAACAATCCGGGCCTGACCGGCGTTGGCCGTATCCCAGATAATACCAAAGTTCAGGATGCCATACCAAGCAACAGCGCGGGAGCGACCGAAGTCACCTTTTGCTTCAGCCCGAAGTTCCGGGGTAAGCACCTCTGCCATAGCGATATTATCCTGACCAAACACAACACCTTCACCAAGCACCGAACCGGTACCCTTCTTTGCAAGAGCATTAGCATGGTTAGTTTCAACGTGACGGATGTTTTCAACACGTCCAATCTCGTTGTTATACTTAGCCTGAGGGTCGGTATACTTATGCCATTCCTCCCAAGCTGGATCCCTCTTGATACCTCGAAGACCCAACGTACGGAAAATAGCTACGTAGTCGTCGCCTTCAAGTGGAGGGGTTTGGAGGGTATCAAAGAGGTAATCACGAACCTCCTCAATATGATAAACATTCCAGTTGGCCGTCGCACTTGTACTCGCGGTACCATCGGTATCGAAAGTGCCAGCTGCTACGCCGGTAGGAATGTACTTAACCTGAGCCGTTTTGAAGGCGGTGGCAGCTTTAGTGTCGAGAACCTGACCCATCTGGTCACGAAGCCGACGCTGGACACCATTCTCCAAGTCGAAAAAGGTAAGATCCTCAGCAAAGGACGTAAAGGGAACGGCCCGACCAATCTCGTTCACGGTGATCGAGGTGGTAGAGATACTGTACGTATCTTCCGGGATGCGCTCGCCTTCTGTCAAATCTGCAGAGGTCGGTTCAGTCATGGTCGCAATACGCGTCAGCGTGACGGTATCGCCCATCTTTCTGCCGTATCCATCTACGGACGAAACAAAGTCCATGAACACGGCGTTCTCCAGGGCAGCCATATAAAGTTTACGCGACATGGCGTGAGACTTAAAGACGCCCGAAGGAGCATCGAATTGCCACTGAAATTGGGCCATTTATGATGCCTCTCTATTTTTCTGAAGCCTTTTCTTTTTACGCTCTTTTAAGGCATCAGATAATGAATACAACCGCCCTGTCTCCGGTCCCTGCGGCGTACCGTCGGGAGAGGGAAAATTGGACGAACCACCGGAGCCGCCTTCCAAGGAGGATTCACCCTCCTCGTTATTCTGCGCGTTCCTACCTTTATTCATGAGTTTCAAGATGCCACCCTTCACTAGCTTAGCGAGCTCATCTCGCGCCTTCTTGCCTTTAAGATTGGATAGTCCATCAAGATGCTTATTAAGAGTAAAATCTACATAGTCTTTCTCATCTACCAGTTCTGGATGCTCTCCATAAAAATCCTCCCAGAACATTTCTTTAGCACGTTCGGCTTGGTAACGATCCCTCATCTCTGAGGAAACTTCTTTCTTAACACGCTCTGCGTGGAGATCAAGAGCCCTCTTTGGATCTGTGAAAAGAAGAGTCTCAATATCCTCACTCTCGTCCTCAGTTATAACACTCCCTGAGATTGGTTCAGCTAAGGGAGGATTAGCACGAAGAGATGCTAACTCATCTGCAGTACGTTCCTCCTGAGATCTATATGAAGCTGCTGCGTCCGCAGGTAACATATATCGTACTCCGTCAATAAGCACTTCCTCAAGATCATCAGCAACCTGAGCAGGTTCCTCATTTTCCGCCTCATCTAAGGGAAGATCAGTTCCTATATGACTATCGTCAACTGGAGCATCCTCACCAGGGGCGCGATCACCTTCCTCGTAAGTTTTCTCAACAGTTTCTTTAACTTTCTTCTTAGCCATTTCCAAGTTCCTTCTCTGCTTCCATTACGCCTCTACGAATTGTGCTTTCGATATATTCACGAAACGCCCGTAGAGCTGAGATTTCGCCTACATTACCGCGCATCATATCATCGGTCAATCCATCAGCCCGGTATGCAGCTACCATTCTGTTTAGTATATCTTCCTCTTGATCTATTAGGTATTCGTCTACAGAGCCACGAACAATCCGAGCACGTTGGCCCTCATGTACTGTTTCAAGAGTTTCGTCTATGTCGAGGTCTTTATTCATTTTATTTCGCTCCTTTCTAAGGTTTTGTACTGTTATCCGGCATCAATCAAACTCTCTTACATCGCCAGTCATAGTCATACCATTAGGTAGCCAAAGAGAGTCACTCTTCCGTCGACCCTCCGCCTTTTGGATACGATCCATAGACATAGCCATCATCTCAAGAAAAATGTCAACTGTTTTCTCAAGAAAGTCAACCCGCTTGTCAAGGGCTTCTCTAGGTATACGGTCCTTATTCTTGTGGAACCATACAGCCGTATCAATCATTCTTCGTTCAAGAGGGAGACAGGTGTTAGTGGACATTACCTCCAGACGGCTGATAAGCTCCTTTGTTATTTCACTCACCTTTTATTAACCTCCTTAGTCGGTATTTCACCTTCGTAATTGAGTAACCATAAAGCGAATAAGCGATGAACTCCATCTACTATTTTACCATCCTGATCATGTATGATAGGTTCTTTAAGTCCGTTCTCTTTAATATCCATAGCTAAACGGAAAAGAGATGGACATTCACTAGCAACACGATCCCAGTCAACCTTAGCAGGACCAACTCTGAACAGTTTCAAAAGAGTCGTCAATGATTTATCGTCAATGACCCGCACTAATAGTTCCACGCCTGTAGTCAGATCCTTGGCGTGGCCAGCGATGACCAACGCCGCGGCGCTGTTGAGAAGCACAAGATTGCGTAGGGAACCATTCTCACCATCCAAAAAGGCACGCATCATGGCAACGTTTTCCTCCACCTCACCACTCAGCAGGGCTTCGGACGAGGAGTCAGAGAGTCCGGCCTCCTCCGGTGTCACCTCGAAACGGGAAACGCTTCCCTCCTTCAGTTCGGCGTCGAATGTTGGTCCGGTAGTAGTAACGCCATCCCTGCCGTTACTACCATGCACCACCCAAGGCAAATCCATTTTATTACTTCTTTCCAACTAAGCTAGGTACCATACCCCGCTCTCGCTTGTTCCGCTCTACTTGTTTTATCCGCTCCTTTGCTCTCTTTCTCACTGCTCTTATATTTTTTATCCTGTCTTCATTAACTA